TCAATATGGAGATAGACTTCAATTTGATGCATCATCCATATGGCAAGTTGCGAAAAAGGCAGACATAGAAATTACAATACCAAGTGGTTGTCAGAATGGATTGATAGGTGATATTACACAAGGTCTTCAGGACTTTATGGCAATTACAAATGGATTGGATAAGTATTTGAATGTTTATGTAGATACAGTATTAAATGAAATCGTAGATATAGGAAATCAAATCCGTAAGACTGCACGGTCAATACTTGGAATTGTAAAACTGATTATTAATAATCTAAGAAATACAATTATGAAATGTATTACTTGGGCATTTAGAAAATTAGTTGGACTTGTTGTCCCGCAACCACAGCAAAAAATTGTTCTGGAAGCAATGAAAAAAATTCTTGATGTAATTTTTTGTATTTTAGAAAAACTTCCATCAAGTCTTTTAGGGTTTATTACAAATGCTTTACAAGATTTAGTAGATAGAACATTAAATGTTCCTCCTTGTGCAGCAGAACAATGGACTGCTGGAATTCTTGCCCAATTAATGAATGCAATTGAGGATGCATTATCTGGAATAATGTCTGGTATTAGTTGGTTAACTGGGGGATTGGGAACAATTTCTGGAATCTTAAATCAGGCAAGTTCATTGGCATCTCAAATTTTTAGCTTTCTTGAATGCACTGGACTTGCTTGCAAGAAACCACATACTTGGGCAGCAAAATTTGGACCAAGTGAAAAAGAAGCAGATGATTGGAAAAAAATGGTTAGTAATGTTAATGTGTTTAAAACTGCTGCTAAAGCAGGAAGTTCAATAGAAGTTTCTCTTCGTAATACTCCTTTATATTCTGCAACTGATACTTTTGGGTCTGGATTTGGTGGTTTGATTGATAGAGCACTTAATAATGCATCTTGTGTGTCTAAAGTTCTTAATCCACAGAATCAGGATGATTTAATGAGAATGCCAATTGGAAGCAGATGGAAAACGTGCATACCACCACAAGTTTATATTACTGGTGATGGAGTTGGTGCTAAAGCAATACCAATAGTTGGTGATAATAATAAAATTTTATCTATTGAAATACTTAATAGAGGTGTTGGTTATACAAATGGCACAACGGATATAAGAATTGTTGATAAAAGTAATTATGGTTTAGGTGCGATTGCAGAAGTTGAAGTTAATGAAAATGATGGTGGCATCGATAAAGTTATAATTTTAAATTCTGGTAATGGTTATTGTAAAGGTAATGTTGGACTTGGGACAACTGCAGCAATTGAATCTGGAATAAGTTCTTCCATAACAGGAATAGTTACTGATATTATTGTAAAATCACCAGGATATGGATATACCACTGGTGATACAATTACTGATGGTAAAAATACTTATACACCAATTGTTACTCCTGAAAGTGGGGCAATTGTAGATGTCTCTCTCCCAACGAATATTGTGGGAGGATTTAATAGCATCCCAGTATTGACTATAAATACCAACACGGGAGTAGGTGCAGAACTCATAGCAGTTATGAAATATACTCCAAATTATGTTTCAACAACTGGAATTTCAGCAGTATCTGGAATAGCAGTAACTTCAGTGATAGATTGCGTATGACAACCCCAGACCCACATTTAAGGCAAACTGACCATTTTATAGAAGCTTGTGGAGTAGATAGTCCCCATAATGGAAAGATAGATTATTCTTGCACAACAAAAAAAGGACAAGGACACATTTTCTATGAAAATGGAGATTTGGATATTGTTAATGACAAAACATCAAAGGAAGTTTGTGGTAGAAAAATAACAAATGAAAATGAACCTGCAAAAATTATTCGTGCTGAAAATGGAGGAATAATTTTATCAGCACCAAATGGAACCGTGACAATTGTTGCTGCAAACATTCGTTTTGTCGCTGTTGACGGTGGAGATGGTGGAGAGATTACTTTCCAAGCATCTAAAATAATTAATCAAGATTCACCAACAAATAATACACAAGGAACAAATATAACATCTGCAGCATCACAAAATGCATCTGTTACAGGAAGTACCGCAAATCTTAGTGGAAATACACAGGCAGAAGTTCAATCAGGAATAGATTCTGATAAGTCATCAGTTTTGGGTAAAATATTGGATGCAATTACAAAATTTAAAAATTTCTTTAACTCAATTTGTTCTGGATAATCCTGGAGGAAAGTAATGGCAGATTTTACAATTGTTAATGCTGCGGAAAAATTAATTGTAGGACAATTGGATATGTCCTTTTTAACTGCTACTGATAAACTCACTCCAGGAACTGCAGTTATTAATGGTCCTTGTTACATTGGTTTGACTCCACAGATAGGTGTTGCGAGAGCAACTTGTATGATTGGTCCACCATTGCCTGGTCTTTCTGTCCCTGCTTCTCTTGAAGTTACTGGAATTACAAATTTCGTTGGAATCACAAACACTACAGGAGTTTTAAATGATTTAGCATTATCAAATGTTTTTGGGTTTACAAATAAAATTGGAGCAGAAATTCAAGCAGCATTCAAAGCAATTTTTGGGGTAAAAACAAATAATTCGGTACAAATTACCAATGGACCAAAATCTTGTTCCGCAGTAGCAACAACACCTCTTTTGAGAGCAGATGTTGGTAGATTTGGGACTTGTCAGGCTGATTTGGGAATATTTTCTTCTGTTGCTGCACCTTTCAAACAATTTGATATTCCTCATCCAAATAAAAAAGGAATGAGACTAAGACACGCTTGCATTGAAGGTCCAGAAGTTGGAGTATATTATCGTGGAAGATTGGTAGATTCAAATGTAATTGATTTACCAGAATATTGGAGAGGTTTGGTGAATGCAGAAACAATTACTGTTTCACTGACACCACATACATTTTATCAAGAATTATATGTTAAAAATATTGAATGGGGATGCAAAATCAATATAGTAAATAATGCTGGTGGTTCAATTGACTGTAGTTATGTTGTTTATGCTGAAAGAAACGACGTAGAAAAATTAGAAATAGAGTATAAAGAAGAATCGTAATTATGGCATTATCAACAGAGGCACAACAAGATATTAATGAAATTTATAATTCAGTTGCAAGATATTTTGCATCTACTGGAGGTTCTCAACCAAGCACTGACCCTAAGACTTATGCTAAAGATGGGGAATATGCTAAAAATGAATCTACCCAAAAGGTGTCAGATCTTCAGCAATTGTTAGATGATAAACTTAATGAAAAACCAAAGAGGAGAAAAACACTTACTGAGACTTTTATTGACGATATAAAAGAACAAATCAAATATAAAGAAAGTGAAGTTGAAATGCTGAAAGATCAACTGACAATATATGACCTTAAAATTGATCAGTATGATATTGTTATAAGCAATATAGACAAAGAAATTATTCCATTAATTAATGAAATTAATGTTGGAATTGCTTCTGTCAAAACTGCTTATGATAATAGAGTTGCTGCTGGATGCAAAAGTGATTTGTATTGGGAATTAACTACTAAAAGAACTTATTTTCGTGTTATGGGTTTTTTTGATGATGATTATGATGTTGAAACATATACCTGCAAAAAGAATCCAAGTGTAAGAGAAGATTATAATTATTACGGTGCAAAGTATTATAGAAAACCACAAAATCAAGATTATGGTGCAAATATTGTCACCGAATTTCTTGGAACAATAGGTGTTGGAGAAACAATACTAGGGATAGTTGGTTCTTCCAGTACACTTAGATTTCAGATTGGAGATAAAGTTTTAGACAATATTGATAATCCTGTTGTTTTTTCTTCAAATAATATACCAACAATATTATCTTTTGGTACTACATCTCTTGTTGGTGCTACCACAAGTTTTGGAGGAACAATTAGTTCTGGTTCTACAATTATAGCACATACAGGAATCGGAACCACCACTGATATTAATATTGGAGATACAATAAATCTTACAAATGTTTTGCCCATAAACACAAAAGTTGTTGGATTTGGAACTACAACAACTACAATATTAAATGTTTGGGATCCTAATGCAAATGGTCCTGGGTCTGGTGCTTTCATAAGCACTACTGGAGAAACAAATAGTTTAATTATAAGTGCAGCATCTATTGGTAGTACATCAACTGGAACTTTTTCTGTCGGTCTATTGACAAGTTATCCTTCAGTAGTTCTTGATGCCCAAGCACTTCAGGATGCAGAAAATACTAATTTTACATTAATAAGAGATACGCAAATAACACCTACAGAGTTTGATTATACAAATAATCCAATAGACCCAGTGACAATCGGTATAATGGGTAATTCTTCTATTGGTTTAGGGCATAAATTAACTCTTGTGAACAATGGAAGTCCTATTGGTCCCTTTCAATGGCACGAAGTGAGAGGAGAAGAGTTTGCTCCTGAACCACCTTGTGGTGCTGATTACGCAAGATATTATCCTGGAAATAATTCTTGGCCTGTTGCAATTAGTTATACTTATAGCACAGATGGAATGTTTTTATCTCAATCTTCTTCTTATGCTACGGAGGGTCAAATTCTTAATGTAGGTGTTGGTAATACTCCAGCTTTTGGTATAGGAACTACTAATATTTCAGCATTAAATCCTTCAGCAGGAACTTGTTCTGCTTTGACTTCTATAATTACAGCATCAGAAACAAGTCGTAACGCAATTATTGCAAAAAATGTCTCAAAAATTCAAGGATTGTTAGTATCCGGAAATGCATTAAAAAATCTAAGGGATAAATTAGAAAGTAGAGCATTTGCAATACTTCAAGGTAGAGTATCTGCTGACGTAGACCTCAACAAATTAAAACAAGATCTTTCTGCACTTCAATCATTAGATTTAACCCAATTTGAACCCAGTGCTTATTATTTTGATTCAAGCAAAGGAAAAACATCTTCATCAACTGTTGGTGTTGTGACCTCTTAATAATGGTTGTAAAGATGACACCTATATATTATAACGGTAAAAGCACTGCAAAATAAGTAATGGCGGACAGATTTCCACTAATAGCAAATCCAACAACCAAACAGATTGAGGAGTTAGCACCTGGAGATAATCTTAATCTGCAAAACAGTGGAATAGTTGGTGCCACTACAGTCACTGCAAATAAATTTATTGGAAGTTTAGAAGGAAATGCAACGACTGCGAATACATTAAATGATGCTGGAAATATAACTGCTGGAACGATTAGTTCTTCAAGATTGTCTGGAAGTTATAATATAACTGCGTCAAATGCAAACAATCTATCTAATGCTGCAAATATTAGTGCAGGAACAATCAGCAGTGCAAGATTGTCTGGGTATTATCCAATTTCAGTTGATTCCTCGTTTTCTTCTGATGCTCTTACTGATGCATCAAATATCACAGGTGGCACAGTTCCTTCTGCAAGATTGTCTGGATTTTACGATATTAATGTAGGAACAGCAAATACTGCAAACATTATCACTCCTGGAACTTTTCAAAATATTGACATTGGTGGAAATGCTGCCACTGCCACTACAGCAGTGAATCTTTCTGGTGGAACAGTTTCTGGTGTTGATTTAAATATTACTGGTATTGGGACAATTGGTACTTTGGGAGTATCTGGTCTCACAACAACAACCAATTTAACTATAACTAACTTAGCTTCAATTGGATTTGCAAGTGTAGGAATTGCAACAATTGGTTTTGGGTCATTTACAAATATTAGAGTATCAAGTGCTGCTACGATAGGATTTTTAACAGCAACTAATATTCGTGTTTCTGGTATTGCTACTGTTGGATTTCTAACAGCAACTAATTTAAATTCACCCAATGCAACTTTAGGAATTGTTACTGCAACCACAGTTACTGGACTGAATACACTTTCGGCATATGATTCTACTCTTGACTTCATCAATAATACAAGAATAAACTCAGGTTTATTGGTTGGAACTGCAGCATCAATTGGAATTGCAACAATAGGATTTGGAACTTTTACTAATGTTAGAGTATCTGGTATTTTAACAGCAGGTACATTTTCAGGTAATTTTAGTGGGGGAATAGTTGCAACTGCTGCTTCCATTGGAATCGCAACAATTGGTTTTGCAAATATTGGTCTTGCATCTGTTGGTATTGCAACATTAGGATTTGCATCTATTGGCATCGCAACAGTTGGATTATTAACAGCAACTGATGTTCGTGTTTCTGGTATTGCCACTGTTGGATTTTTGACAGCAACAACACTATATTCCAATAATTACCTTGGAAGTGGAGCAACTTTAGTTGGAATTGTAACACAAATCAATGTTGGTACTGGTCTTACCTTATCATCAACACAAACTTCCGGGAAGGGAATAGTTCAAGTTGGAATTCGCACATCTATAGGAAAAACAATCTTCGTTTCTTATGAAGGCAATGATTCAAATACTGGATTGCTGAATAATGATGCAAAGAAAACTATAAAAGCAGCAGCAGCACTTGCTTTGTCTGGTGATACAATTAAAGTTTTTCCAGGAACTTATGTTGAAAATAATCCAATTGTTTTATCAAAAAATGTTTCTGTTGAAGGAACTGAACTACGTAACTGTTTAGTTTCACCACAAAACTCTGGACTTGATTTATTCCACGTTAATGATGGTGTCCATATTACTAATTTAAGTTTTATTGGTGCTCCATCAACAAATGGTGCATCAGTTGTAGCACTTCAACCTCTTTTGGGAGTTTCTACTGATAGATTTTTTGATGCTGCAAGAATGATTCGTATGAATCTTGATTTCATTGCCAAAGAGGCAGTAGGATACTTAACCAGCACAAGTTATAAAAATCCAGCATTTGTTGTTCCAACTGGAAATCCCAACGACTGCTCTGATGATATTAAAGATATATTCAAATCAATCTGTTACGATATCACAAGAGGTGGAAATTCAAAGTCTGTAGGTGCTGGTTTATCTTACTATAGCAATGCTGGAAGTTTACAGCACATCACTGGAATAGACACAAATGGGTATAGCGTAAAGGAAGCAACAATTGATACGATCAAATATGCAGTTGGAATTGCATTTTCTTGTATTAATAATGTTTCTTGGACTGGAAATTATCAGAGTGAATATTCACAAGTTAAAGATTTAAGCATACAGGCAGATTCTGCAACTGGTTCTAATACCAATATCAATTCCTGTGCAAATGTACTTTCGGCAGTTGATAGTTGTGCTGGAATTGTAACTACAATTATCAACGATGGTTTAAGTGCTCTTGGTGGTGCTGGAATTAACACAACATACCCTTCAACATATGATGACCAAACAAGTAATAATTGGTCTATTTCTAAGATTGGTGGAACAACATTCTCTCCTGGTGTTGGAATAATTTCAAAAGGTCCTTACATTCGCAACTGTACTAACTTTATACCAAATAGTATTGGTCTAAAAGTTGATGGATTTAGTGCAGAACCTGGAAATGAAATTGATAATGGTATTCAAGGTTCTATGAGTGTGGATTCATACACTCAATATAATCAAGGAGGAATTGGTGTTTCAATTACTAATGGTGGATACGCACAATTAGTTTCTATCTTTACAATTTGCGATGACATTGCAATTTATACATCTTCTGGTGGTCAGTGTGATATTACTAACTCTAATAATTCATTTGGAACTTATGGATTATACTCAAATGGTGTAGGAGATTACTCTAGTAGATCAATTTTTAGATATACTGGTACTGCAAATACAAATGCTACTATAGGTCAAAATATAATTTCCATTTCTGGTTTGGGGACTAATAGACCATATCAAGGACAAGCAATTTATTTTGGAAACTTATATTATTCTGTTGAATCTATAAGTGTCACTGATGGTGGTTCTGGTTATACTTCGGAACCAGTTGTTACAATTAGTTCTCCGACTGGCCCAAATGGAATCACTGCCGAGGCATTCCCTGTAATTGAAAATGGGAAAGTGGTTTCAATTAATCTTATTAGCACTGGAAATCAATATTTAACTACACCAACTGTAACAATTAGTGGTCCTGGTGCTGGAGTTACGGCAACTGCTTCTGCAAATCTTGCACCAATATATTATAAAGTCGATGGTGCAACTTTACCATCTGCTGGCATTTCGACTATCACATTAACTGAGAATCTAAATAATACAGTCAGTGCAGGAACTACTGCTTATTTCTCTAGAATGAGTTTGCAGGTTGCTTCCACAATATCATTTGAATATATAGGAGCAGGTAATACAATTGAATCTGCAAGACCATCCAAAGGTGGTGTGACAAGACAACAGAATGAAGTCGTTAGGATAAATGGAGGAGAAGTGGTTTATACTAGCACTGACCAGTCAGGAAACTTTAGAATTGGTGAGGGTGTAGTCATTAATCAGTTAACTGGAACCATTAGTGGAAGATCCTTCAGCCAAAGTTTGTTAAATACAGTAACACCTTTACTCATTGCATTAGGAAGATAAAATGGCAGTAGTAGCACTTAATACATTTAAAACTGTAAGGAAAACTTTAACCACTTCCAACGTTGGAATTTATACTTGTCCTTCTGGAGTTGCATCAATTGTAATTTTGGCACAAGTAACAAATGTCTCAGCAGGAACAACCACTTATACAGTATCTGCTGTCCATTCCAGAAGCACAGAATCTCCCGATGATTATAAATTTGCAAATAATGTTTCTGTTCCACCCAATGACTCTGTAAATTTAATTCCAGACGGAAGACTTGTGTTGGAAACTGGTGATGCAATTAAAGTTTCGGCAAGTTCTGACAATAACTTAAATATTGTATTAAGTGTTTTAGAAACTGCAAAGGGATAATTTAAATGTATAAGTATATTTCCGGAAGAGCCAAAAAGGAAACAAGAACTGGACTAACATCCGATAGGTATGAATTTTTAGGATTAAATCAAGCAGAGCCAGATCTTGGAGATCCATTGGTTGGTCCTTCTTCTATTGGTGCAAATCCATCACCACCTTCAGTATCTGGTGATCAATATTTACTTGTTGCTAATAAAAATAATCCTGGCAAAAGATATTGGGTTGCATCTTCTCAGATATTGACTGGTGGTTTAATTCCTGGATCTTTCAGTGTTTTTGATGATAACATTCAAGTAGGAGCAGCAAATAGTTTTAATGTTTTTAATTTAGTTGGTGATATTGTATCAGTAGATCCAGTTGGTTCTGGGGTTTCCGATCAAACTGGAATTGCAACGATAAGATTTTCCCTAAAAGCACCTGGTCAATTAAATCAAATAATGTATCACGGTAGTGGTGGTTTAATTAGAGCAGCAAGTGGATTTGTATATTCTTCAGGAAATATTGGAATTGGAAGTAATTCACCGACAGAATTGTTAGATGTAGAAGGAAATGGAAAATTTCTTGGATCTGTAAGTGCTTCAAGTTTTGTTGGTAATTTAACAGGAACAGCCTCATTTGCATCTGGGTTTAGCACAACGGCAAATATCAATACATCAGGTATCATAACTGCTTCAAGTTTTGTTGGAAACTTAACTGGAACAGCAACCACTGCTTCTGGTGTTTCTACAGAAATAAACATTAACACTACAGGAATTATAACTGCTTCAAGTTTTGTAGGTAACTTAACAGGTACAGCAACTACAGCAACCATAGCATCCACAGCACTTGGTGTGTCAACATCAATTAGTATAAACACTACTGGTATTATAACTGCTTCAAGTTTTGTAGGTAACTTAACAGGCACAGCAACTACAGCATCCAATGTAAGTTCCACTATCAACATAAACACTACTGGTATTATAACTGCTTCAAGTTTTGTAGGTAACTTAACAGGCACAGCAACTACAGCAACGAATGTAATTAGTGGTATTGCATCTGTTTCTTCATTGAATGTCTCTGGCATAACTACGATTGGAAGTGCAACAACTTCCACAAATACACCATTACAAGTTGAAACTTATGGAGTAAAAACAGGAACTGGTAATTTTATTGCTTCAGTTGGAATTACTACATTCATAGATAGTTTTTCCATTACAACTACAGACTTTAAATTAGTTGAATATTCTGTTCATATTGGATTTAGTAGCAGTATTCAAGTTCAAAAAGTTTTAATTATGCAAGATGGCATTATTGCAAATGCTGAATCTTATGGCATTATGTATAACAAAAATGCTTTGGTTGCAATTGGAGCAACTTTGGATGGGACTGACTGTAAATTGCAAGTTACACCTCAGTCTGGAGTAAATGGAGTGACCACATATAGATTCGTAAGAGGAAGTTTATTATAATTAATTTATCATTTCAAATGAAAACATAAATACTTAAAAACTCTCATGGCAGATAAAAGTTTCGGTTTAAATCAACTAAATTTTACTGGAATAGCAGGAACTTCATTAATTGAGAGTGGAGATACTCTACAGATCAATGCTCCTTTAGTTTCTGTTAGCACAGATTTTTCTGTCGGTGGGAAGGTAAACTCAAATATAATTCTCTCAAGTTCTTATTCTATTGGTATTGGTTCTACTCAACCAAAAGAAAAACTTGATGTTTTAGGGAATATAAATGTTTCTGGTTCAGTAACTGCAACATCTTTTGTGGGGTCTGGTACTGATCTCATTGGAGTAGCAAAAAATACAATATCTGCAATTGACGAGAATAGTTATTATTATCCAATTCTCACTCCATCTTCAGCAAGTGCTGGTACTTATTCAACAGTTGTAGTTCCATCCAGTAAACTTGTTTTTAACCCATCAGGTTTGTTGGGAATTGGAAGCACGACTCCAAATTATAATTTAGATGTTGTTGGTACTGGAAGATTTACAGGAAATTTAATTGCTTCAAGTTTTGTAGGTAACTTAACAGGTACAGCAACTACTGCTTCTGGATTAACTGCAACATCAAATATAAACACTACTGGTATTATAACTGCTTCAAGTTTTGTAGGTAACTTAACAGGTACAGCAACTACAGCATCCAATGTAAGTTCTACTATTAACGTAAACACTACAGGTATTATAACTGCTTCTAGTTTTACTGGAAATCTTACAGGTACAGCAACTACAGCAAATAATGTAAGTTCTAGTATTAATATAAACACTAGTGGCATTATAACTGCTTCAAGTTTTGTAGGTAACTTGACGGGTACAGCAACTACAGCAACTACAGCACTTGGTGTATCAACATCAATCAATATAAACACTACAGGTATTATAACTGCTTCTACTTTTACAGGAAACTTAACAGGTACAGCAACTACAGCAACTACAGCACTTGGTGTATCAACAACAATTAGCATTAATACTACAGGAATTATAACTGCTTCTACTTTTACAGGAAACTTAACAGGTACAGCAACTACTGCTTCTGGATTAACTGCAACATCAAATATAAACACTAGTGGAATTATAACTGCTTCAAGTTTTGTAGGTAACTTAACAGGCACAGCAACTACTGCTTCTGGATTAACTGCAACATCAAATATAAACACTAGTGGAATTATAACTGCTTCAAGTTTTGTAGGTAACTTAACTGGAACAGCAACTACAGCAACTACAGCACTTGGTGTATCAACAACAATTAGCATTAATACTACAGGAATTATAACTGCTTCAGTTTTAAGAGTTGGAACTAGTGTAACTGAATCAATTGGAATTACTACAAATATTATTAGTGGTGGAAATTTATTACTCATAAATCCTGCCACCGTAGGAGTTTCTACAGGAACAGTTAGAATTCTCGGAAACTTGATTGTTGAGGGAACAACATCCACTACCCAAGAATTAGTATTAACTTCTTCAGATAAACTTATAGCAATTGCAAGTACAATAGGAAATGTTATTGACTTGGATGGAGCTGGAATAGGAATTGGTTCCACATCTATAAGAAAATTTATACGATGGAATTATGCATCCAATTCATTAAAGAGTTCCGAGAATTGGAATTTAGAATCTAATAGAAATTATCAAATAAATGATTCTATTGTCCTTTCCTCAACAACATTAGGAACTGGTGTAACAATATCCAGTCTTAGAAGTGTCAGTTCTGGAATAATAACAGATAGAACAGAACTCACTTCTGGGCAAGTATCATCTAGTGATTATCTATTAATTTATGATGTGAGTGACCCAACAAACTTGAAGAAAGCAACAATACAAAATGCTGCTCTTCAAGGATTACAGGGCACCCAGGGAACACAAGGAACTCAAGGTACTCAGGGAACACAAGGAACTCAAGGTACTCAGGGAACGCAAGGTACTCAAGGCACTCAAGGTCTTCAGGGAACTCAGGGAACTCAAGGTACTCAGGGAACACAAGGAACTCAAGGTACTCAGGGAACGCAAGGTACACAAGGTCTCCAAGGTCTTCAGGGAACACAGGGAACTCAAGGCACTCAAGGTCTTCAAGGAACACAAGGTACTCAGGGAACACAAGGTACTCAAGGTACTCAAGGTACTCAAGGTACTCAAGGTCTTCAAGGAACACAGGGAACTCAAGGTCTGCAGGGAACTCAAGGCACTCAAGGTACTCAAGGTACTCAAGGTACTCAGGGAACACAAGGTCTTCAGGGAACACAAGGCACTCAAGGTACTCAAGGTCTTCAAGGTCTTCAGGGAACACAAGGCACTCAAGGAACACAAGGAACTCAAGGACTTCAGGGAAGACAGGGAACACAGGGAATCGGTGGAAATAATGGTTCTTCTAATTGGACTCCAATTTTAGTTAATGTGACTCAATCAAGTTCAGACCCATCTATATTCACAAAAACTGGTGGAACTGATTCCCAATGGGATTCGTCTGTTTATTCAAAACAGGGGTTTGTTCTTGGTTCTTATGTATCCACAAGAATATCATCAACAAGTGGTAGTGCCATAGTTGGTTTAGGGACAAATCCATCAGCATCTAGTAATCAAAATTTTGATTACGGCATTTATTTAGATAATGGAGACATTAAATCAATTGAAAACGGTTCTGTTACTAATCTTAGTAATACATATATAACTAATGATTTTGTTTCAATTACTTATGATGGTGCAAATATCAGATATTATAAAAATTCATCTTTATTGAGAACTGTTGCTCGTGCTGCAGGAAATGCACTATATCTTGATAGTTCAATTTTTTCAAGTGGTCTTGGATTTGAAGACCTTACATTTGGTCCTATGGGACCTCAGGGAACTCAAGGTCTTCAGGGTACACAAGGAACTCAAGGTCTCCAAGGCACACAAGGAACTCAAGGTACTCAAGGAACTCAAGGTCTCCAAGGCACACAAGGAACTCAAGGCACTCAAGGTCTTCAAGGTACACAAGGTACACAAGGTACACAAGGAACTCAGGGAACTCAAGGTCTTCAAGGTACTCAGGGAACGCAAGGTGTTCAAGGTCTTCAGGGAACTCAAGGTACTCAGGGAACTCAAGGAACTCAAGGAACTCAAGGAACTCAGGGAACTCAAGGTCTTCAAGGTCTTCAGGGTACACAAGGTACACAAGGTACACAAGGTACACAAGGTACACAAGGTACACAAGGTACACAAGGTACACAAGGTACACAAGGTACACAAGGAACTCAGGGAACTCAAGGTCTTCAAGGTCTTCAAGGTCTTCAGGGAACACAGGGGACACAAGGCACTCAAGGTCGTCAAGGACTTCAAGGACTTCAAGGAACACAAGGAACACAAGGAACACAAGGAACACAAGGAACTCAAGGAACTCAAGGAACTCAAGGTCTTCAAGGTCTTCAGGGCACTCAAGGCACTCAAGGCACTCAAGGCACTCAAGGCACTCAAGGCACTCAGGGAACTCAAGGAACTCAAGGTCTTCAAGGTCTTCAAGGTCTTCAGGGAACTCAAGGCACTCAGGGAACTCAAGGCACTCAGGGAACTCAGGGAACTCAAGGCACTCAGGGAACTCAAGGTACTCAAGGTACTCAAGGTACTCAGGGAACACAAGGACTTCAAGGACTTCAAGGAAGACAAGGAACACAAGGTCTTCAGGGAACACAAGGCACTCAAGGTACTCAAGGTACTCAAGGTGCTCAAGGTACTCAAGGTACTCAAGGAATTACTGGTCCAGTAGCAGGTTCTGCAAATCAAATTGTTTATAAAGATTCCTCTAATACAGTAACTGGTTCAAGTAGTTTAACTTATACTGGTCCAACTGGTTCTGGAATTGGAACATTAGGAATTGGAACAGTTATTACTATCAAACACAATGATACTTTAAACTCTGGAACTTTAACTTTTGAAGGTTCTGCAGGACAATTATTTACAATTACAAACAATCTTACTAGTGGTTCTATATTCTCTGTATCTGATTCTTCTGGTATTCCAAGTATTGATGTAAATGCAGATGATACTGTTTTATTAGCACCTTATAATGGCAATGTTGGTATAGGAACCACAATTCCAAGAGCAACTTTAACTGTAGTACCAACAACAACGAGTATTGCTGGATTGTTCTCCGGAACCACATCAAGTGATATGGTTCGTATTACTCAACTTGGAACTGGTAATGCTTTAGTCGTTGAAGATGAAACAAATCCAGATTCAACTCCTTTTGTCGTCAAAGCAAATGGTAGTATTGGTATAGGGACCACAAATCCACAGTACACTTTAGACGTTATAGTTGCTCCTGGTAGTTATGCTCGTATACCTGTATTAATGACTTCAGACCTAAATTCTCCGACTGGTAATTTATATCTTGAAAGCACTGGTATTAGGGCTGACGGTGATATTATTGTAGATGGATCTGTTGGAATAGGAACCACAAATCCAACCTCAAAACTTTTTGTGGGTGGTGAAATAAGAGCGACAGGAAATGTTATTGCTTACTATTCATCAGATATTAAACTAAAAAACAATATTGAAAATATAAAAAATCCAATCAAAAAACTGATGCAAATAAATGGAGTTGAATTTGATTGGACCGATGAATATATTCAAAATAAAGGAGGAGTTGATGGTTATTTCATAAAAAAACATGATATTGGTGTCATTGCTCAAGAAATAGAAAAAGTTCTTCCTGAAGCAGTGGCAACAAGAAATGATGGTGAAAAAGCAGTTAAGTACGAATTGATTGTTCCATTGTTGATTGAAGCAATTAAAGAACAACAAATTCAAATAAATATTCTTAAAGAAAAACTAACTTTAATTATTGGAGAAGACTAAATG